TATGAAAACAAACCCAATTACAGCAGACTTCCTGCTTGAACGGATTCGATAAATGGCAGATAAACTAACTATAACCGAATTAGATTTTGTTTCTATTCGAAACAATTTAAAAAACTATCTTCGTAATCAATCGGCATTTACCGACTATGATTTTGAAGGTTCGAGTATTTCCGTATTGCTGGATATTCTAGCATACAATACTCACTACAATGCATACTATCAGAACATGGTTGCCAATGAGATGTTCTTGGATAGTGCTGTTGTTAGAAATTCTACAGTATCACATGCCAAACATATTGGATACACTCCAGTATCTCGCCGTTCTGCAATTGCAACAATTGATATTGGTATCATTCCAACAGACAATGCTGGCACATTAACTATACCTCGTTTTCAAGAATTTTTCTCTGAATCAATCGATGGTGTAAACTATAACTTCGTCACAACAAAATCATATACCACAATTCGTGATTGTGGAGTGTTCAATATTAATGGTATTGAAATTGTAGAAGGATTTCCTAGGGTATTGAATTTTGCGTATAATACTGCGTTAAACCCAAAGAGAGAGTTTCTAATCAGTGATGTTAATGTTGACACTTCAACTCTTTTGGTTACAGTTCAAGCATCTTCATCTAATACGGATTCACACACTTATACAATATCGACCGATGCTACAGAAATCAATGCCAATTCAAAAGTGTATTTCTTAGAAGGCTCACTTGATGATACCTATAAGATTAAGTTCGGTGATGGAGTTATTGGTAATAATCTTTCGAACGGAAACATTGTCATTATTTCTTATGTTTCTTCAAGTGCAGATGCGGCTAACAAAGCAAACTCTTTTACTACTGGTTCTATTTCTGGTTACAATCAAATTGTTATCAATGCAAATACTGCGGCAGCGGCAGGTGCTGAAAGAGAAACAATTCAATCAATTAAATTCAATGCGCCACATTATTACAGTTCACAAAATCGTGCAGTGACAACTTCTGATTTTGAAGTTCTATTGAAACAAAACTATCCTGCTATTGATACGGTTTCTGTTTGGGGTGGAGAAGAAAACACACCACCAATCTATGGAAAAGTTTATATCTCATTCAAACCAAAATCTGGTGTTTTAATCAACAATACAGAAAAGGCTAGAATTGTAAATGAGTATATTAAACCACTATGTCTTGTAACAGTCACACCAGAAATTGTAGACCCTGAGTATGTCTACTTGAAATTTAATGTTATTGTTGAAGTTGATTTGTCTCTAACAACATTAACTCAAAATCAAATTGCGACATTGGTTCGAAATGAAGTGTTTACTTACAACACCACAACCTTACAACAGTTTGGTGTAGTTTTTGTTCAATCAAAATTACAAAGTTTAATTGATAGTGTTTCATCAGGTATTGTTGGTAACGAAATCAAAACTCGTGTTGAGAAAAGATTTGTGCCACAATTAAATGCATTGAAAACTTATTACATTGATTTTGCTTTACCATTAAATCGTGGCGGAGCTGGTTTGTTAGATTCATTAGACTCGACTCCATTCTATGTTAACGATGCGTCTGGAACATATCGACTTGCCTATCTTGATGAGGCACCAAATTCATTCACTGGTGTAGATGAGATTGTTATTACTGACTCTGGTTACAACTATCTTGAAGCGCCGACTGTAACAATTACTGGCGATGGCTCTGGTGCTACTGCTGAAGCAACTATTGTAAATGGTAAAGTTACAAAAATTACTATGATAACTCGTGGCACTGGTTACAGTCGTGCTATTGTTATCATCACGGGTGGTGATGGTTTTGGTGCTAAAGGAACCGCAATTGTAGCGGCTCGTTTTGGCACACTCAGAACCTTTTATTTCAATGAGTTGGCTGAGAAGATTATTATCAATGCAGAAGCAGGCACAATCAATTATGCTACTGGCTTGATTGTTCTTAACAACTTTAAAATTGAAGCACTGGATTCAGACCACAATGATATTCGTATTGCAATTGAACCTGAAACAAAAATTATTGACTCAAGAAAAAATCAAATTCTTTTGATTGATACTGATGGAACTGATTCTGTTGTTGTAACTCCTAGACTAAGAAATGTCAATAACTAATAAGTTATCAACCGTTGTTCGTGAGCAACTGCCTGAATTTATTCGGGCAGACTACGATACTTTTGTGGCCTTCGTTGAAGCCTACTATGAGTATTTGGAGCAAACAAACAAGGCAACAGATTTTGGTAGAAATCTTTTAAATTATTTCGATGTAGATAATACTCTTACTGATTTTGAAGAATACTTTCGCCGCAAGTTTTTACAATCAATTCCTGCTGAAACACTTGCCAACAAAGCGTTTCTAGTTAAACACATTAGAGAATTTTGGCGTAGCAAAGGTACAGAAAAAGCATATCGTTTTCTGTTCAGAGCATTGTATGGTGAAGAGATTGAAATCTTTTACCCTAAAGATAACATTCTAAAACTATCAACAGCAAAATGGATTAAGAGACAATCTATTCGTTTCTTACCTGAATTTTATCAACTTGCAACAGGTAATGGCAGTACAAAAGTTTTTAGGTTGTTTGAAGTCGCAAGCCCTTCAAACCTTGAAGTTTATGTCAATGATGTTTTGCAAACTTCCAATTGTACCACAGCAAATGGTTACACCATTTCTCCAAATGATCCAATTGTTACATTTAATACAGCACCGGCAAATAATTCAATAATCAAATTGAATTATACATCATCTAATATTATTGAAGATATTAGTAGAACTGATGGCACTCAAGTAGTTCTCTCTTTCACTGGCGAAACATCTGGCGCTACTGCAATATCTGAAAATGCAGAAGAAATTATTGTTGGTCTATTGAATGTAAATGAAATCTTCATTTCAAATATCAGTAAAGAAGTTTCGTTCATTCAGGGTGAAAATGTTACTGGTAAATATTTTTATGAAGGCACCAATTATCTAACTCTATACTTCAAGTCTCTCTCTGTTTTGAAAGAGATTAATATTGTCTCTGGTGGTGCAAGTTATAATATTGGTGATGCTGTTCCAATCGTTGGTGGTAGTCCTGAAGCACCAGCATCTGCTGTTATCAATGAAGTTTATAGTGCATTAATTTCTAGAGTACTTATTGTTCGTGGTGGTGCTGGATTTAAAGTTGGTGGTGATGTTCTCATCACAACTACACCAAACACTGGACTGACGATGGCTATCAATACTGTAAATTCTACAAGTAATATTCATCCAAACACAATCAATGTTAATTCAGATATCATTTCTCTATATGAAGGTAAAACAATAACAGACTCAGATTATGGTTTTCCTGCTACAGTTATACCAACAGGCGAAAATTCTGCAACAAGAATTGTAGATGCATTATCATATGCCAGCATCACTGGTTTGGGTCCAATCAGCAATGTCATTGTTCTATCAAGTACATTTGAGTTTGCATCACTACCATCATTGAATGCTGTTGGACCAACTATCTCATTCTCAACATCAAATACAAGCGGCGGCTCAGCCACAGGCAATACAAGCATTGTCACATTAGGTATTCTTGGTAAAATCAATGTAGCAAATGGTGGCTCAAATTATACAGTAGGTGATGAATTGCAGTTCGCAACTCCAGTTGGTGGCAGAGGTTGGGGTGCATATGCTAGAGTGTCTGGACTACATTCTTCAAATAATGGAATCAAAACAATTCAATTTGCACCGCCAAGAATAACTGGTCGTGCTAATGTGACTGCAAGTGGAGTCACAATTGTTGGTACTGGAACTGCATTCGATACTGAATTGCGTATTGGTGATAAGATTGAAATCAGCAATCAGACTAGATTCATCAATGCAATCTCAAGTGCAACAAGTGCCAATGTGAATGTACAGTGGACTGCTACAACTTCAAATGCATCAATTGGTATTTATGATAGAACATATATTGGTGGTGAATTGTATGAACAACATTTGCTACCAACAATTACAATAACGACAGCAACAGGAAATAATGCTATTCTTTTTTCTGAAGCAATATATGGTGATGGTGAATCACTACTAGCAGATGCTGAATTTGATCCAGGACAAATTAGGTCTATTCTTTTGACAAATCCAGGTTCACAATATGAAACTGTACCAACTATCAATTTAACAGGATTAGGTAATGGTTTAGCGAATGCTGTGGCAACATTGTTGAGTTCTCAGTTTACCTATGAAGGTAAGTTTATAACAACTGATGGTTTGTTGAGTTCAGACAGAAGAATTCAAGATAGAGACTACTATCAAAATTATTCATATGTGATTCAGTCTCAAACTGACTTCAATAAATACAGTCAAGTTCTAAAAGATTTGATTCATCCTTCAGGAACTAGAATGTTTGCTGAATATATGATTCAGAAAACAGTTTCTCCACAGAGAGCAACTTCTGCTAGAACCGGACAAGTTTCTCGTGAAACTACTCTCACTGGCACAGTCAATGTTGCCAATGCAAGTATTGTGGTGACTGGTACAGGTACATTGTTCAATGTGGCAAATACAAATGGTACAATTACTATTGGATGTTCTGTTCTTGTAAATAATGAAATACGAACAGTTAATAACATTATAAGTAATACATCATTGACAGTAACTTCTCCGTTCACATATACTTCGAACGGAAACACAATCGTTACAATCGTGACGGTTGTTGAGGCAATTCAGACAGAGAATTTGGAATATTTACAAACAGAAAATGAAGAGACACTACTTTTCAACTAGGGTAAAACATGGCTAGTAAAACAATTATAGAATTACCGGTATTATCAACCGCATCAGCAAATACTCAAAATACAGTATTTGTTGTTTACGATAAAATATCTGGTACTACAAAACAGTTCACTCTTTCGGCTCTCGACTTAGCCATCGGTAACGCATCTGCAAATGCACAGAGTACCGGTGATGCCGCTTTTGCAAAAGCTAACTCAGCAAATACTTTAGCGCAGAATGCTTACAATCAAGCCAATACAGATTTCACAACAATCTCTACCACTGCTGGTGTTCATGGTAATGCAATTTTTGTTCCAATTATTACACTGGCTGCAAATGGTCGTGTAAGTTCTATCACCAATACTGCAATCACAGGTTTTGCTAATACAACTTATGCTGAAAGTGGATTTGCTACCGCCAAT